GATTTATTTGCCGGGGCGCACATTCACAATGAGTCCAACAGGATATTTGGCCACGAGGCCCGGATGAATGCACATAAGAGAAGGATACATCAGGCCATAGGGCCGGTCACCATATACAGACAAAGTGCGAAAAACGAATTATGTAAATGCCCGGTCTGCAAGAATTACTGGGCCACTAAAACCACAGGCCCGGAGCACGATACTAACTTAGCAGGGGCAAAAAATGAAAAAGATTAGATGTACTAACGAAGGCTTGCCTTTACGAATGTCAAAAAAAAAGTCAAAACCCAAAACCCCGGAGCATTCGGCTAAAGAAGAACAGATAATCGAAAACATCGACCATCGAGTAAAGCCGGCAAAAAAATGAAAACAAAAATTGAAATAAATCGTGGCACGTCCAGGCCCGGCACGGCAAGGCGAGGCACGTCCTGGCGAGGCACGGCAAGGCGAGGCACGGCAAGGCATGGAAACTTTTTTGGGAAAGGATTAGAACAATGGTAAAGAAAGAAAAAAACAAAGTGACATTACAAGGAAAAATGGAAAAGGTGGTGACATTCAGGATTTATTCTGTAGGGGAACCGGGGATATTAATGGCCAATCCTGAAAACTCCATAGGTGAAAACCCTGGTACGACTACGAAGAAAAAATATATTCCGAAAGAGGAGGCGGAGAAACTGGAATATAGAACGGAAAAGGGAGAGTTGTATTTGCGGTCAGATATGTTCCGGGCCTCGATAGTAGGCAAGGGAGGCGGCGCGAAGGGAAGAAAACTCGGCAAGGCGACAGCAGCATCGGTAGCATCCTCGGCGATAAAGATAATAGCAGACAAGATGATATGTGTATTATATGACCAGAAAAAAAGAACGCCGATAAAGAAATATCAAATATATCCGAAAAATGTTGTTATCAAAAAAGCAAGAGTTATGAGGTATCGGCCAAACATAAAGAACTGGTATTGCGACGTGAAATTTCTTGTCGATACCGAAGTTATGTCAGTAGAGATGGTCTTGGAGCTTCTGAATATATCGGGCAGGATTTCGGGGATAGCGGATTTCAGGATGTCAACCTCAGGATGGTTCGGTGCGTATAGGGCTGAATTGTTGAAAGTAGATTAAAATGTAAATAACGGCGCTGCTTGGCTCGGATGGGCCCGCTTAGGCGTGGCGCGGCGCGGCAAGGCACGGAAACTTTTTTAAGGAGATACGAAATGAGTAAGATAGCGATTGGAAAATTGATATTCGATTACGGCCTTTATCCGAGATCAGATGTCGATAGGCAGCATATTGCCAATATGAGCGCGGCCTTAGATGCGGGAGTGGAATTTCCACCGGTGATAATCGATAAGAAGAGCAAGCGTATCGTGGATGGTTTTCATCGGGGAAAAATGTATCAGCAGAAATATGATGATAATTATAAGATTGAGGTCATCGAAAAAAGCTACGGCAGCGAGAAGGAGATTCTCTTGGATGCTATTCGTCTCAACGCAAATCACGGCCAGACGCTAAGTAAGCATGATCGAGTAAGATGTATCCTGCTATCGGAAAAATTGAAGATAGATAAGATGGAAGTTGCTTCGGCCTTATCTATGACCGTTGAGAAAGTCAAGCAGCTAAGGGTAGAAAGAGTTGGAGAATTAAAGGTGGGCAGGACAATACAAAGCGTCCCATTGAAAAGGACTATCCGGCACATGAGCGGTAGAAGGCTCACTAAAAGGCAGAGCGAGGTAAATGAGCATATTAGCGGAATGGACCAGAAGTTTTACGTCAATCAGCTCATAATGCTCATCGAATCGGGCCTTTTGAATCGCAATGACGAGATTCTGCTTCAAAGACTAAATATATTACGGCAGAAGCTGGATAAGCTTAAATGTGTCAAAATGGCTATCGTTGCTTAAAAAATAATCAAGGCTTGGCGAGGCGTGTCAAGTCCTGGCCGGGACAGGCCTGGCAAGGCCGGGCGAGGCCGGGCGAGGCGAGGCAAGGCAAGGCAAGGTTTTTTTGATTTAGCAGGTGCAAAAAATGAAAAAGCGTAAGCTATCTATAAAGGGAGAATCAAGAGGTCTCTGGGCCCCTAACCTGGAACTAAAGCAGTTTATTATACGTACCGTTGTTAATGACTATAACCAGGGCGGCCAGATAAGGCAGATATTTGATTGTGAAAAAGGCGAAACCAAAAATAAAACAGCCCGCAAAGCGGACACCTAAGAAGAGGCCGCGTAAGCGGACTAACCGGAAGAGGCGCCGTCTGCCGCTTCCGGGGTTTGCCGTTCGCTCCCTCGCCTTCGAGTGCGAGGACTTGGCTGCCGCCGATGTCGAGCTTCACCGGGAGCGTCCGCGGCTGCGCAAGACCTTAGCTGTTTATCTCAAGAGGTTCCCGGAGCTGGGCGATGCCTGGGAGCGGGGGCAATTACTGAGGAACTTAAGGGCCTGTGCCGCCGCCATAATGACGGTGACGCAGTCGGCCAAATTATTGGGCTTCGAGCGGGGCGCCAAGCTCAGGGAGCTATTGGATACCGATAGTGAGGTAGGCGACTTATGGGAGCAGACGCGAATAGAGGCTGTGGCGGCGGCGAAGACGGCCCTTGCCGAGGCGGCGAAATCAGGCAATCAGCAGGCGATAAAGGCGGTGGAGAGCTTCTTATGTGATGAGGGCGAGGGCCGGGCGGCCAATATCAACTACTCGCAATTGACTATTAACCAGACGGCCGAATTATTCGGTGTCACCAGGCAGACGGTCTATGACTGGTATACCAAGCACGGCCTTGCCCGTAACGCCGAGGGCGGGATCAGCTTAAAGGAGGCGATCGAGTGGTACGGTAATTTCGTTAAGCGAAAGGGCAACGGCCGGCTGCTGCCGGCGGACAAGTTAAGGGACCTAAAGGCCGAGGAGAAAATAATAGACCTGGCCGAGCGGCGGCACCAGCTCCTGGACCGCGAGGAGGTGATAGCGGGCCTATTGGGGCGCTGGGGCAAGATCGTAGGGGCCTTCAAGTACAAGGGCCGGGAATTGGCGACAATGGTTCACGGCCAGACGGTGGACGGTATCGAGGACATACTGAGCCGCTTCTTCGAGGACCTGCAGAGGGAATGGCTGACGGTGCCGGAGTTTTTGTATTTGGACCCGGCTGCCGCCGAAAAACTGGAAGAATTACTGGTTTTATTGAAAGATTGAAAGGCGGTGACTGATTATGGCGGACAGGATTAAACTGAGATGCCAGGCCTGCGGGGAGGCTGAAAACTGCAATATCTTTTGTGAGCTTACAATGGACAATGTTATTAATATTGAAAAGCTCGATGAACTTCTATGCCCCTTGACTAGGGATGAATGTGAATGGTATGTAGTGAAAGGGCAAGTAGCTGAACAGATAATTGACCAACTCAAAGCCGACAGCGAAAAGCATCGTTGGATATCTGTAAGCGAGGAAATGCCGTCACAAGTATCCGGACATTGGGGGTCAGAAATAGTATTTGCCACAGATGGCAAACAAGCCTGGGCGTGTAAGTATAATTTTAGTGCGGAATACTGGACGGCTCCAACAAAAGGGGATATTACCCACTGGAAGCCAATAATCTTACCCTGAAAGGCGGTGACTGATTATGGAAAAAGAAATATCTTATATGGTTCCGGGTTATTTGATGGATGCAATTTATTTTAGCTTGATCGATGCCTAAGATCGATTGAGTAAAGGAACAAATCAAATAACGCACTGTATCGTGGCCTTGGATACAAGGTGGGATTTCAGACAAAAATTGTTAATTGATACGAGGACTTTTGATGACTCTATCCCAAAACCCATACCACCTGAAACGGAAGATATAGCTGAAATTAATGGTGGATAAATGAACTCGGCGACTGAAACAATTAAAACAGTCCCGCTTTTAGCGGGTTCCAAAAAAGAGGCCGCTCTTAGCGGACTAACCGCAAGGCCCGAAGGGCCGCAGCGGAGAATTTTGCCCCTCCTGCCCGAAGAAGCGGAGCTCCTCAGGCCGCGGCAGCGTCCGCCTTTGGTCGAGTGGATGGAGGCCAATTACATGCTGGCCGGTGGGACCAGCGCCATCGAGGGGCCGTGGTCGAGGGAGTACACACCGTACTTCGTACCGATAGCCGAGTGGCTATCGGATACGGTCACCAGGGAGGTCTGGGTCTTTGCCTGCAGCCAGTCGGGCAAGAGCACTTTCGGGACGGGATGGACCGGTTATATTGTGGAGAACTCGCCCGGGCCGATGATGCTGATTATGCCGGGCAAGGAAGATGTAAAGAACAGGGTGGAGGCCCGGTTCCGGCCGATGTTCGAGGCCAATGAGGACCTTCTTAGGCACGTATCGGGGCAGAGGGTAAAGAATATCTTCATCGGCAAGCAGACGGTTTTGGACAATATGATCCTCTATATCGGCTGGCCTACCACGGCCCAGGCCCTGGCCGATAAGCCGGTCTGCTATATTATCGCCGATGAGACGGGTAAGTACCCGCCCTACGTGGGCGAGGAGGCGGACCCGATATCGTTGATGCGGAAACGTCAGCGATGGTTCAAGGGGCGTAGCAAGCTGCTGGGGATGACCACGCCGGTCACCGAGGACGATATGTCGGACGCCGAGTGGAAAAGGGGTGACTGCTGCGAATGGTGGGTGCCCTGTCCCAAGTGCGGCAAATGGCATAGGATTGCAGATGAGAATATCCAAATCGACCGGTTCGACAAGGGCGGGCACCGGGAATTCTACGCCGAGTCGGTCTATAGGAGGGGCAAACATTCGCGGTATATATGCCCGAAATGTAAGAAGGGCTGGACCGAGGATGACCGCTGGCGGGCGGTGTGCGCGGGCAAGTTCGTCCCGGGCGATTGCGAGCTGGATGATAACGGGCGGCTCAAGGGGCAGGTCAGGATAAGGACCATTCGGAGCTGCCGGATTCACGCCTTGATGCTGCATCCCATGGTCGAGACGGTGTCATCCTTAACGGCCGAGTTCGCCCACTCCCAGAAGGCCAAAGATATGGGCAATATCCAGCCTTTTAAGGACTACTGGAACAGCCAGAAGGCCCGGCCCTGGCGGGAGGAGCGGGCCACTACCGATATCGAGCGGCTGCGCCGTCATATAGGAAGCTACGCAAGGGGCCAGGTCCCGGCGGGGGTTCAAATGCTGACCGCGGGCCTTGATGTCCAGTTAGACCATGTATATTTCCGCGTCAAGGGCTGGGGCTACTTAGGTCAGCATTGGAGCATATTCGAGCAGCGGATAGAGACCGGGCCCACCGAGCGGGTGGAGAATTTAGCCAATCTGCTGCCGTTCCTGGCCATGAGGTTCGATATGATGGCCGACAAGAATTCGGTAATGAGGATAGCGCTATCGGCCATCGACAGGTCTTATAATACCGAGTCGGTGGACGCCTTCTGTGTCGCTTCTGCGGGCCTGGCACCGATAATCCCGGTAATGGGCGAGGACAAATTGGTTAAGCAGGCCTGGCGGGTGGGCAAGGCGGCCGGGGGCAAATTGAAGCGCTACGACCTGAACCTTACCACCTATAAGGACAGCCTGTACAGGAGCTACTTCGAGGCGACGGTCCCGGGACCGGGCTACGGGCACCTGCACGCTGAGACGCCTTACGAGGTCCTGGAGCATCTGACTTCCGAGAACAAGGAGATCAAGCGCAAGGGCGAGCGGATAATCTGGATTCGCTGGGTGCCCAAGAAGGGCAAGCCGCCCAATCACTGGTGGGACTGCGAGGTCTATGCCCGGGCGGCGGCGGAGATAAGGGGCCTGTGGGCCCTGCCGGACCCCGCGGCGGCCAAAAAAACAGAAGTTAAGCCGATAGGAAGGCCGGTAAAGGCCAAACCGATAAGGACCAAATATTAAATTATGGCACCAAGTAAAAAACATAAAGAACTTGCTCTTTCAGGTGAAAGGAGTCAAAATGGCAAAAAAAACAGTTAAACAAGACAAGATTAAGCAGACAGAAGAGGCAGCACAGCCGGTCGAGGAGCGGAAGGTTAAGAAGAGTGCCGGGTGGCACTTTCCCAAAGTCCCTGAGTGCCCTCGGTGCCAGACGCACGATAACGAGGCTTATAAGACTGACGGGAAAGTTCAATATCGCCGCTGCCGGCGGGGGCATTGCAGACACCGCTGGCATGTAATAGGTGTGAAGAAAAAGTGAATCCGTGACAATTCGTGTGATTCGTGGTTAAAATATTTTTGAGCCCACGCGGCGTTTGAGCGGGGTACAAAGGAGCTTAAGATGGCAAGGAAGAAAACCAAGCATGTCCCGAGCAAAGTCGAGGGAACCAAAGACATAAAACAAAAACCTAAAGGGCAGAGTACCGGCATAAGTATGTCACCTGAGCAGGTAATGGCAAATCTTCTCGAAAAAGAGCCGGAATTAAAGGTTAAATTGTTCGAGGCCCTGCAAACGGACCGGTTTTTTATTACGGTGACATTTCAGAAGAAGTACAAGCCGGAGGACGAGCATGACCTGCATCATTGGTACATACGAAAGAACTTCATGGTCAATGACGTGGTGCCGAGCTTAAAGCACATAGCGGCAGACTTTACGGCCAAGGAGAACCCGACGGCGGAGCTGCCGGACAAGAAGAATTGGCACTAACTCCGCTGCGGCCCTTCGGGCCTTGCGGTTTTTCCCCCTTCGTAAGAAGGTGAGGGGGGAAAATAAAACTTACCACTAAAGCGGCTGGGAGTAGGTTATGGCAGAGCTAAAACGTAGAGCATTTTTGAAACTGGCGGGGCTGGCGGTTTTCTCGCCTTCATTACTCAAGTCGAAAGGGCCGACAAAAGGCCTGACGAATCCGGTTGATATTTTTCAGGACATGACACATTGTCCGGAATTTCCGATGTTGAGAGAGATGAGAATTTTCTGCGCAGCGCCTATGATAGAAGGTGGATATATTCTTATAAATAAGAGATTTTATGGACCTCCTGAGTTCATTCATCTAAATAACAAATCAGCCCCGCGTAAGCGGGTTCAAAGAGAAATCCACAAGCGATAGCGCTGTGGGGGTCATATTCTTACCAGATTCTGGTAAGAATCTCCCTATTTCCTCATAAAACACTTGATAGGGTCACGTCTTAAAGGTCGAATATAGCTTTATAAAGTGAATAGTTTGAAAAGCAGTCGGCGGCGGATGAACTGCCGACTGCTTTTTATCCACCGCCGTCTGCAACATTCGGCGGTTTTTTTATGTCACTAACAAGCGCCAGCACAATCGCAGATGCCCTCGGCCAGTACAATAACAATCTCTCCTGGGAGGGTGACATTACCAGGGCGACAAACGCACTGGAGGCGGTCCGTTATATACTTGCCAATCGGCCCAAGATGATTGCCTCCGGCGAGAGGAACGTCAACTACGACAGCTTAGTTTCGGAGAAGGAAAAATTGGAGGACTACGTGGGCCGGGCAGGGAGCGTGGTCAATCGTGCGACGTTTACGCGGGGGCGAATGCTGACATGACGATAAGAAAGCCACAGACAAGCAGGACCAATAAGCCGTTAATCGTCGAGGAGAGGCGGCACGGATTCTATACCTCTTTGGGGTACCGCTCGGCCAGGGTGGCCACGCGCGAGGGACGCAGCTATATATCGTACCCCGGCTACAGTCACGATGAGCGGGACCGCAAGGGCCTCATCGCCCAGTCGAGGGACTTTATGCGCAATAACCCCATCTATATGGGGATGATAGACAGGGCGGTCAGCTATATCATCGGCGGCGGGTTCGAGCTGCAGGTCAATAGCGGCTCGGCCAATACGGACAAGAAGATAGAGGGACTGTGGCGGGACTGGCTTAAGAGGCCGGAGATACGAAATGTGCTCTCGGGCTCCGAGACGGCCGAGATGGTATGCAGGGAGGTAATGGCGGCCGGTGACACGGCGGTGCTATTAACGGACAAGTCGCTTGTCCAGCTCTTCGAGTCCGAACAGATAGCGGGCAGGACTATCAAGAACAACGGGATTGAAAAGGACAAGTACGGCAGGCCGAGGAAATTTAATCTCTCGCCCTGGAAATCGCACAGGGTCGATACCAATAACGCCGTCAAAGTCGATGCCGCGAACGTTCTTTATATAGCCAATCCGCGGAGGCCGTCCCAGGTACGGGGGGTGCCGGCGGCCCAGGCGGCCTTTCCCATGCTGCATCGGATTAACGATGTCTGCGACTCCGAGGCCATCGCCATGCAGATGCTCAGCCGGCTGGCGGTGAGTGTCAGCCGGGAGCAGGGGGCAGAGGAGGGTTATACGCAGAGCAGGGAGGATCCCAATAAGACCACCGACGAGACCGAAGGCGATCTGGCGACAAGAATGACCGAGCTGGATTACGCCATAATGTTCTGGGGCAAACCGGGCGAGGACGTCAAGGGGATCGAGCGGAACATTCCCGGCAAGAATTTCGGTGAGTCGGTGCGGATGTTCCTGCGGATATTGGGACTGCCGCTGGGAATGCCGCTGGAGTGTATACTCTTAGACTGGACCAGGAGCAACTACAGCCAGTCACGGGCGGTGCTGCAGCAGGCGTTCAAGATGTTCGGCAGATGGCAGGCCAAGATGGCGGACTTCTTTTATAGCCCGCTGTTCGAGTGGCGCATGTCGGCCTGGCGGGGGCAGGGACTTATCGGTAAGGCCAAGAAGATCAAGTATGACTGGATAAAGGAGACCTTCCCCTGGATAGACCAGCTCAAGGAGGCCCAGGCCTATTCCACACAGGTCGAGAG